CGAGGCGCGAGGATAGCAATGACCAACAAGGAGAAGGCCAAGCCGGTCCGAACAGCTAAAGCTAAGCCGGCCTCGGTGAATAGCGAACAGTTATTAGGAGAACTGGAGGACTTAATATGAACCCTCACTTCCAGTTCCCCCACGTTATAGATAGCACCATGCTGGCCGATTTCGCCAGTTGCCCTCGACGCTTCTATTATACCTATATCCAGCACTTCAAGTCAAAGCAAGAATCCATCCACCTGCGAGCAGGTGCCGCATATGCCAAGGGATTAGAAGTTGCTCGCAAGGCCTTCTACCAAGATCACCTCGACATCGACACCAGTGAGGCTCTTGGTGCTCGTGCCTTGATGGAGGTGTATGGGGATTTCGAGTGTCCCAACAGGTGCGCCAAAACCCTTCCTCGAATGCTTGGCGCCCTTGAATTCTATTTCGCCAATTACCCCTTGGGAGTAGATACGGCCACTCCCATTGAATTGCCTGGCGGAAAGCGGGGTGTGGAGTTCTCCTTCGCCGAGCCTCTGGACTTTGTCCATCCCGAAACTGGTGACCCCCTACTCTTCTCCGGTAGGGCTGATATGGTTGTAGATTTTGCAGGAAGCCGAATGTTGCTGGATGATAAAACTACTTCCCAACTTGGAAATAGCTGGCTATCCCAATGGGATTTGCGGAGCCAGTTCACCGGATATAGCTGGGCGGCCAAGCGAGCTCAGATTCCTGTCACTGGCACCTTAGTGCGAGGAGTGTCCATTCTCAAGACCAAGTATGAAACCCTCCAAGCCCTCACCTATAGGGGGGAATGGGAACTGGATAGATGGGAGGAACAATTATATAAATCCCTGGCCAGGATAATGGATTATTGGGAGCGAGGTGACTGGCAATTCAATTTAAATTATGCCTGTAATGAATATGGAGGGTGCCAGTTCCGGCATGTTTGTAAGGCCCATCCCCGATCTGAAATGGAGATACTGGAGGGGGAATTTGCGAGGCGGATTTGGGACCCCCTCACCCACAAGGAGTTAACCATTGAGGAGTGGGAGGCCAACTGGCAACCATGCAAACCCGAACCTATATCCTAGAAACGGGAGAGTGTTATACCGGCTTCCCCTCTCCAGAACCCCAGGGGGCCTTCAACATCGCCCACTTTTGTTTATACTGCTCTAAGATATATGCAAGGGGGGTGATGGATGGAGGGGGGAGAGGGTTGTGGCTCCCCATAACCGGATGCTGTCAAGCTTGTACCACATTCCCTGGAGGGCAGCTTATTCCAGGTTCTCTATGGGATTACCAAGCCCCCCAGGCCAACCTCTCCTTGCCACTGGAGTTGTTGTGTCGGGAAGTGCTTTTAACCATTAAACAAATGGAGCTTGAAGATGGAAAACGTAGTTGATGTTGACCTGCCTGGGGTGAATGTACTATTGATGGGGCCAGCCGGCACTGGCAAAACCCACTCCATCGGCACCCTAGTGGACACGGGAATCGAAGTGTTCTATTTTGCCTTTGAAAGCGGGACGGAAAGCTTGCTTGGGTATTGGGCTGACCGCAACCTCCCAATCCCCAGCAACCTCCACATCATCCGAGTGAAAAGCCCGAGTGCGAGTTGGCTTGAAATGGCTGATAGTGTGAAATTAGTAAATCGGTTATCATACGATGCGTTGAAAAAGGCAGTTGACCCGAACCGTTCCAAGTACAATCAATTTGAGGAATTTCTAAGGAACTTTAATAACGTGATAGACGAAGGAGGTAAAAGTTATGGATGTGTTGATGCTTTTGGAGTTGATAAAGCTATTGTCATTGATGGCTTGACAGGGCTGGGTAGTGCTGTTATGAAAAGTGTGATTGGGGGGAAAGCAGATCGAGATCAAAAGGATTGGGGACTGGCGCAGAACATGCTGGAAAACTTCCTCCGAGGGCTGTGCGATAATTGCATCTGCCACACCGTGTTGATTGCTCATGTGGAGCGGGAAACAGATGTGATACTTGGCGGAACCAAGATATCTATCTCCACCCTTGGGGTTAAATTGACCCCCAAGCTCCCCCCCATGTTTTCCGATGTTATCCTTTGTGTTAGAAATGTAGATAAATGGTTCTGGGACGTTAATAACCCTCAAGCAGATGTGAAGACCCGCAATCTTCCCCTCTCTGGGACTAACCCGCAGAACTTTAAACTGATAATTGATAAATGGAGGAACCGAGCGGAACAGTACAAGATACAACACAAATAATCAGCTCTATAACCGTGCCCTTGCAAATGCAAGATGCCAAATCAATTTTTCCTATCCCTATATATAAGGAGTTATACCATGTTTGATGCAGCCGAATTCTTGAACACCGAAATCACTGTTACCCTTGACACCGAAATCATCCCCTGTCCCGCCGACCTTTTCCCTGCCACCATATCCAAGGTGGAGTTGCGCCAGTGGAAGAAAAAAGACGATCCGAGTGTCGGCGGACTGGCCCTTGACCTAATCTGGGAAATCCAGGATGAAGAAGTTAAACGGGTTTGCAATCGAGAGAAGGTAACTGTTAAACAGGGCTTGATGCTTGACCTAACGGATTCCGGAAAGCTGGACACCAGTGCCGGACGCAACATCTCCCTCGGGAAGTTGCGGGACGCGCTTAATTTAAATCAGTCCGGCCAGGCATTTGCTTTTTCCATGCTTGAAGGTCGCATGGCCAAAGTCCAGGTCTCTCACCGTGCAGTGGATGATTCCATTTTTGCTGAGGTGAAACGGGTATATCCATTTTAATTTATAATCTATAGTCCAGGCCCAGCTCTCTATACACTTTGGAGAGCTGGGCTTTTCTATTCCCATCCCCCAATATATACCTTGGAGTCTCTATGCAATTAATCTCTACAAATGCTATAAACATTGCCCCGTCCCGCCAGCGCCGGGCATTCGACCTAAACGCCATGCAGGAACTGATTAATTCTATATCCGACACTGGCCTCCTCCACCCCATTGTGGTACGAAGTGAGGGTTCCACCAATTCCCTCTATTTAGTGGCAGGCGAGCGTCGCCTGCGGGCCATTCAGGAAATTTATGAATTACAAAGTCAATTCAAGTGCAACAACCAGCTAGTCCCATTTGGTATGATTCCCTATATCGAGCTGGGGGAACTCTCCCCCCTGGAGGCGGAGGAGGCAGAACTGGAAGAGAACTTGCGCCGACAGGACTTGTCCTGGCAAGAACTGGCCATGGCCCACAAGCGGCTCCACCAGCTTCGATCAAGCCAGGCCCTGGAGCGAGGTGAAAGCCATCTCATTGCCGATACCTCCCTAGAAATTTCCGGCCGTAGTGACGGTGCCTACCAAGACAAAACTCGAAAGGAAATTATAATTGCAGCCCATTTGGATAATCCTGAAGTGCAAGGGGCCAAAAATGTAAATGACGCCTTCAAGATTTTGAAAAAGCAGGAAACCCTTTCCCAGAATCTCGCCCTGGCCAAACAGGTCGGCTCCACCTATAACTCCAACTGTCACACCCTTTTAAATGTGGATTGCCTAACCTGGCTCCAGGACACCGAGACTCGCTTCGACACCATTCTCACTGACCCCCCCTATGGCATCGGGGCAGACAAATTCAATGACGGAGGAGACAATATCCAGGCCATCGCTCACAGTTACGATGATAGTTATGAAACCTGGCAAGCCATGCTTAAGCTCTTGTGTCCCTTGTTGTTCCAGGTTGCCAAGCCCCAGGCCCACTGTTATATGTTCTGCGATGTGGATCGGTTTGGGGAGTTGAAATTGGAAATGCAACTTGCTGGTTGGTATGTGTTTCGCACCCCCCTGGTAGTGGTTAAGAACAATTCCGGTCGAGTTCCTTTACCAGATCGCGGTCCTCGTCGCCAATACGAGCTTGTGTTATATGCTATAAAGGGGGGAAAGCCCGTCACCCATATCTACAGTGATGTGATAATTGCCAACACCGATTCCCAGCTAAGCCACGGTGCTCAGAAACCCGTATCGGTTTACAAAAACCTCCTCCAAAGAAGTGTTAAACCTGGCGACTTGGTGTTGGATTGTTTTGCCGGTAGTGGTCCCATTTTCCCTGCCGCCGCCCACTTTAATTGTATTGCTACCGGCTTGGAGCTATCCACGGAATATTATTCCATAGCCCTGCAACGCTTGCAGGGGCTTGAGCAGGAACTGGAATTAGACTTATAAATCATATACGGGGGAGGGTGGAAATGCGAGCAAGTGGAACAATTCCAGCTCAAATCATGCTTGTCGATGAGTGTTATCGCAAGTCGGATTTGGAGAGTGGGAAACCCTTCGGGGGGTATAGTGGAGATGAGCTGGGGAGGGTGCTGGGGGAAGCGGGAATTGCTATCTCCCAGTGCTTTTGCACCTGGGCGGCGAGAAGGGAAATGGTGTATGGAGGGGAGTTAGCCTTCCCCCGAACCAAGAAACTCATAGATACCAATATCCATGTCCAGATAGAAGGGGTGTGGGTTGAAAAGGAATTGCTATTGGAGCGAGAACGGCTGGGGCGGGAAATTGAATCCGTTCAGCCCAACTTGATAATAGCCTTCGGCAACACTGCCATGTGGCTATTAACCGGGAAACTGGGGATTGGGAAATGGCGGGGGAGCCAGCTCACCTGTACCCTATCTGGTTTGTCTCGCCAGGTAAAAGTTATTCCCGTATATCCCATCGGCAGGGTGTTTGCTAATTGGGAGTGGAGGCCGATACTGGTTCAAGACTTGAGGCGGTGTAGGGACTGGGGGAAGGATAGAAATATAATCCCGCCGGATTATTCTTTTTTAATCCGCCCGAATTATTCGCAATCCTTGCACATTCTCCAGACCCTCTACCAAGAGCTAGAGCGTGGCCCGCTCCCCTTGGCCGTGGATATAGAAACCCGCCAATACCAGATCGCCTGTATAGGTATTTCTTGGAACAAGCTGGAAGCCATCTGCATCCCCTTGCTATGTGTAGAGCGGCCTGATGGTTATTGGCAAGAGGAAGAGGAGGTGCATATATATTATTGGTTATACAAAGTACTGTGCCACTCCAACGTCCAGATCATCGGCCAGAACTATATGTATGACATCCAATACACCTACCGCCATTTCCACTTCACTACTAATTTCCACTTCGACACCATGCTAGCCCAACACGTTATGTTCTCCAACATGCCAAAGGGGTTAGACTTTCTATCTTCGATGTATTGCGAGTTCCACCTCTATTGGAAAGATGACGGGAAGGAATGGGATTCCAACACTCCAGAGGATCAGTTATGGAGGTATAATTGCGTAGACTGTGTTAGAACCTATGAGATATGGCAGAAGCAAGTCACCATTATCAAGTCCATGGGACTAGAAGAAGTCAACTTGTTCCAGCAAGCCTTGTTCTGGCCAGTGCTGGCTTGCATGAAACAGGGCTTGTGCATAAACACTTCCATGCGAGGTGCCCTGTCCATGTCCTTATTCGATGCCATCCAGCAACGAGAGCAATACCTCCAAGATATTCTGGGGGAACCCCTGAATATAAAATCAAGTAAACAAATGCAAGAGCTATTCTATCAAGCTCTTGGGCAAAAATCCATAATCAGTAAAAAGACCAGAGCAGTTACCTGTGACGACACAGCCCTAACTACCTTGAAGGAGCGGGAACCCTTACTCCTCCCCCTCATAAACCCCATCCAGGAATTGCGGTCGCTGGGGGTATTCCTCTCCACATTTGTCAAGGCCAAGCTGGATATAGATGGCCGGATGCGTTGCGACTTCAAGATGGCTGGCACAGAGACCTATCGCTTTTCTTCTTGCAAGAATTCCTTTGGAAGTGGAATGAATCTCCAAAACATTCCATCTGGCGACGACAACCTCCCCAATATTCGTAAGTTGTTTGTACCAGATACGGGGATGGAGTTCTTTGATATAGACCTTTCAGCCGCCGACCTGCGAATCGTAGTTTGGGAAAGTGACTGCAAGGAAATGAAGCAAATGCTTCTCGCCGGCCTTGATCCCTACACCGAAATCGCCAAGGAATTCTATCATGACCCTTCTATAACCAAGTATGACCCACGCCGCCAGACCTTCAAGTCCTTCGCCCACGGCACAAACTACCTTGGCACTGCTAAGGGTCTTGCCGGCCGCCTTGGTCTATCCATAAAAGAAGCCGAATCTACACAGCGCTGGTATTTTGGAAAGTTTCCTGAAATTCGAGCCTGGCAAAACGCCACAAAGGTGAAGTTAAACACTCGCAAGATGGTGGAGAATGTTTTCGGGTATAGAACCTACTTCTTTTGCAGGGTGGAGGGGACTGTGTATAATCAGGCAATAGCTTGGATTCCGCAAAGCACTGTAGCGTGTTTGATAAACCGTATCTGGATGCGTATCTATAAAGATTTGCCCGAGGTCAATATCCTGTTACAAGTCCACGATAGCCTTGCCGGCCAGTATCCAGCTAGTCGTGCCCCCCACTTCCGGCAAGCCATCCTTGATATTGCCAAGATCGAGCTCCCCTATAATGATTCCCTTTTAATCCCCGTAGGGATTAAAACCTCCACCGTGTCCTGGGGGGATTGCAAATAAATGCGACATTTCAATGATTGGTTAACTGCCTATATGGAGTATAGTGGGTATGGGGAAGCCCCCCGCCATATGTCATTTTGGACAGGGGTATCTACGATTGCGGGAGCCCTTCAGCGTAAGTGTTGGATAGATCAAATCACTTTCCAGTGGTACCCCAATTTCTACATCGTATTGGTAGCTCCACCTGGAATAGTATCTAAGTCATCCACTGTGTCACTGGGGATGCAACTCCTGCGCCAAGTTCCTGGAGTGATGTTCGGCCCAGATGTGGTGACCTGGCAAGCGCTGGTGGAGGTGTTTATGGAATCCACCAACAACTTCACCTACCAAGATATCTCCCACGTCCAGTCCTCAGTCACCCTAGAATCAAGTGAATTCGGCAACCTCCTCGACCCTCGAGATCGTCGAATGGTTGACCTTCTGGTCAACTTGTGGGACGGGAAACAGGGAGAAATGAGAAAGCGAACCAAATATAGTGGAAATGAAACCATTGAAAATCCTTGGATAAATCTAATCGCCTGCACCACCCCAGCCTGGATTGCAGACAATTTTCCCTCCTACATGATTGGCGGTGGCTTCACCTCCCGAGTGGTGTTTGTCTATGCAGAGAAAAAAGAAAGGCTGGTGCCATACCTGGAAGATGTGATTCCGCAGGGAGTGGGGGTGGTGCGCCAGAAACTGATAGAAGACCTCACGGATATGTCTACTGGTATCGTGGGGAAATATGAGTTATCAAGAGAAGCTAAAGCTTGGGGAAGTGCCTGGTATGAGAAGCACTTCTCCGAAAAACCATTGTCCATGGAAGATGATCGACATGGCGGCTATCTGGCCCGCAAGCAGACTCATATCCACAAGCTTGCCATGATCCTGGCGGCTAGCCAGGGCAACACCATGCAGATCTCCCAAGAGAACCTAGAAACCGCCGCCACAATGGTCACAGATCTTGAACCCGATATGGCTAGAGTTTTTTCAAAAGTAGGGAAAACTGAATTTTCTTTTTACGCTGACCGGCTGGTGCAATTCATCCACAAGAACGGCCCTACTAGCTACACCGAAACCTATCGCTATGTCCATACCCAGTTTCCAAATGTCAAAGACTTTGAAAATATATTTGCGGGGCTGATTAAGGGGAAATTTTTGAAGCTGTATAAGGTAGCGGGAGTGGCTATGGTGGAGGCTATTATATGACCGGAATTGGGGGATATTCGGCGGGTTTATTTATATGGTTATTCGCCCCGCTATTCAATTTTCTATTGATGGGCTATATGGGTATGGGGTGTGGCATGTTGTGGTGTGTTGGGCGGCATATATGGGTAGAATGATGAATCAAATACAACATATCAACATAAAAAACAGATACCCAAAAAACAATAACCCCGCTGGATTAATAAATAATACTCCAGCGGGGTTATCCCCTTTTTCAATTAAATTTAATATCAATCTATTTCGAGCGTCTCTCCGACGCCCAGCCCGGTCTGCGCCACGGAGAATGTTTTTTTCATTTCCACAAAAATCCAATCAGCGCTAGTCGCCGCCGTGGTGTTAAACTCTTCTAATACTGGCATGTTAATTCTCCTTATAAAATTTAACCGAAGTTGCTACCGAAATTACTGCCGAATATCCCGCCACTTGACCCACCGCCACTTGCCGACAAACCCGGCCACTCGCTTGTTGCCTGCCTTGACCTGGATATGAGGCGCGGCATCGGTAAGCCCAGACAAGTCCGCATTCAAATCATGCAACTACCAGACTATTTTTTAAAATGTTGCAGCCAAGATAAACAAATCATCTATCTGTTTATTTGTTAATCCAAGAGCAGCCGCCGCGGCCTGGAGGATTGAACTATTTCGCTCCCAATGTCCGGCCTTATCAAGAAATGTTATAATCTCAAAATTGGTAACCGGGTCAAGAGTATTCTTCCACGTCACAAAAGCAGCCGTCAGCCCAGCGGCATGGATTGCTTGAAGTCCTTGCAATGCAGTAATGGAGCTGGTCATAACGCTTAGTCCTTCCAGCGCCTCAGCAGCAGTAGCATACCAATGCCATCCATCCACCGGGTATGTGTGCTCAGTATGATTCTCCTCGGTCAATGAGAACGCGGGGGCAGCAATTCCGTTTGCTGATATAATGTGTTCACCACCATCAATTTTGTAAAACATTTCAGTCTCCTTAAATTATTTAACTAATGTCCAGCCTTTTCCTGTTGCTATGAGGTCATTCGCTGCGGTTAAAGCAGATACGCCCGGGTTGCCTGTGATTGTCAATGATTTCCCTGTTACGGTTGGGAGGGCATTGAACACTGCAATAAGCTCTGTAACCTGCAAGTTACTACTGGCAAGCGAGAAGCTTTGTGCATAGGCAAGACCCCGGACTCTTGTGGTAGACCGCTGACTAATCGGCCCAACGTCAACGGCTACCGTTGCAGCAGAGCCAAATCCGGCAGGGAATACATATGACCGGCAGGCGTAATTGTTCTGAAGCATATTGGTAAAACTTGTTGCAACAATTCCGAATCCAGCAGGGAATGAATATGATTGGCAGGAATAATTGCTGTAAAACATATAGTTGAATATTGTTGCAACAGAGCCAAATCCAGCAGGGAATACATAGCTTAAGCAAGAATAATTATATGCAAACATAGACCCCATATTTGTTGCAACGGCCCCGAATCCATCAGGGAAGGAGAATCTTGAGCAAGAGTAGTTGTTCGTGAACATAGAGAGCATATTCGTTGCTATATTTCCAAATCCCGCAGGGAATGTATATTCCAAGCAGGCAAAGTTGGAAGCGAACATACTGGACATATTCGTTGCTAAAGCCCCAAATCCAGCAGGGAATGAATACGACTGACAAGAATAATTATTCTGAAACATGGATGACATACCCACAATGTCTCCAATCGCCAGAATCACCCAGCGCTCTATCTCTCGACATTGGCAGTTAGTTGCAGAGCTTTGCAACTCCATACAACTTGGTAAATTAAGAGAAATGTCAAGATACGGCTGTATGTGCATTGCCCATGAAGAAATAACAGATGGGATAACATTTAGCCTGAATGAGGTTATAGAGGCACTTGACACTCTGATCAATGCTTGCTTATAGCCCAAGGTTGCGTCTGCTGCATTGGAAGGAGCGGCGGCATAACTATACGCTTTTACCGCATTAGTTCCAGACGCATACGACTGCGCCCCTGCTCCGTCACCCCAATCTACAAAGAAATTACCTATACTGTCTGCAATCACAGAGGCATAAGTAGGGTCGAGAGAATCCTCAATCCGCACCAGCATATTGACCGTATTGGCTGGTGTTTCCGGCATGGGAAGCCATCTGGAAGGTCTCACCCACGCAGTACCACTGGCGCTACATTTTCCACTGCCGAAGTTGCTCCCAAAAATATCATCATCAAACGGCATTATACTTCTCCTTTAATTAATAGTGTTCTCACAAAAACACCCACAACGTCGTCGTCAACACAGAAACCATAAAACACCCCATCAGATATAAGACGGCCTCTCTTCTGTCGGCATCGTCTGCTTCCTTCAGCCAAGCCCGATCATAAAATTCCATTGATGGGTGCGGCTGCTTGGGATGTAGGAATGCTTGCCACTTGGTGTATAACCAGACCATTATCTATGCCCCTGATGTTCAATACTATAATGGTTCATGTCTCCGACGATTCTTGTGGCACCACCAATGGAATCCCAATAATCATGCAACTCAACGTGGAACTCATTCCGATAGCCTTTCCCTTCAATAAAGTTCAGGTCTCTGGCCAGCTTCAATTTATGGCATGAGTTTGCAGCACCGTATCCCATCTTCACCCCCATCTCACCATGGAGACGCGGATCACGGTGTGCATCTCCGCCGGTCACATAGATACCTTCTCGTTCAGCTATCTCAGTAGCCTTGGCGAGAAGTTTTGATTCCATCTTAAGGAATCTAAATTGTTTTTGTACTAATGATTCAGTCATATCTCACCTCATATTAAATATACAAGCCCTACTACCATTGCTATCGCAAGAATCACTTTAGCAAATGTTGTTAATATCAGCAGCATTAATGCCTTTTTTGATTTTTTCTTCCACTCTTCCCATTCAGCGTCAGAAAGTAGTAATATGTCTGTCTCTTGTTTTTGCGATAGTGATTCTATCATATCTTGTCCCCCGCATCAAGCCCCGGTTCAATCTCATACTCCACCGTTACACATGACGGCTTATAACGGCAGCGCAGACAGCATCCATACACCATTATGCACTGGGCATTGTCTGCCGTATCAAACCATTTTTTATCGCATGATGGACATTTGATCATCTCGTAGTGGATTGTCTCGGTCATTTGCCCAGACCATCACTTCACGCCAGGAAAAGCCAGAAATGATTCCACGCCGGGCAAAGGTACGATAATACACACTTCCTTTGACATTCCAGACTTGTTGCCTTTTGAGTCAAACGCATCCATGGTGAAACACATAGACTGCCCGATAACTAATGACATCGAATGAAAACAGTCTCTTTTCGTCCGATCCGTGACCTTCACAATCGGCTCAACCTTGCCCACTTGATAAATATTGAAACCAGAATGGAGGGCATAGTCTCCATACTCCCACTGAAAATTTATCCCTTTATAAGGAGACGGGTCTTCAGCTTGTGCAAACGTAGGTACCATAAGGGCAAGAGCCGCAGCCAGCATTAATCGCTTCATGTTATCATCCTATGTTTGTAACTGTTCCATAAACTCGCAAACCAGCATACCGAACCTTGGCCTGCATCCAACTCATCCCATCTTCACGGCACAACTCGTAGTAAAGCTTGTCTGCCGCAGGCCTGACAGACGCCGGCAACAAGCCTTGAGCCATCATCCGACACAAGGCATCATGAAAAGCAGATGCTCGCATACACTCAGGAGTGTCCTGGACAAACGTACTCCCGTTCCACCAAAAGCTCTGATTCAAGGTTAAAAGGCCATCAAATGTCAACTCCATCAATTCCGCTTTGACATAATGACCTGTTATCTTTGTCTGGACAGAGATGCTCGGTTCATCCAGAAAGTACAGATGAGGAGTCTTTGATGATGAAAATTTCATACCTTCTTTGCAAGCCCCCGGCTGATTGCGTAAGACCCCCCTGAGATTACGGCCATGATTCCACCGATAATTTGCCCGGAAGCATCTCCTAATACCTGACCTTGATCGGGTGTGATAATCCCGGTCAACATGCTTAACGCCAAGACTTGTCCAGATAATGCCATCCAAAACTCTGTCGTCTTCCAGCCTTCTCTCATTTCGCTCTCCTTTAATCTTCTAATTTGGTTGGATTGCAACACCAACAGACCTGTGGGCCATCGACACTTATCAGCGACCCACAGTTGTTACAAACAATCTTCTTTGCGTCAGGCCCACGATACTTGAGCCAGTTATTTTCGTTCGGTTGGTTATCTTTCTTGTTTGTGACTTTTGCGTTCTTCACCCCAAAAAATCTCCTTTTGCTTTCATGTGGGCTGCAACCGGGCAGGTCGCCCCGCATACTGGACACTTAAAAGTTCTTTCCGATGGAGTCCAGTGATCGCTGTTCGTCTCTGCCTTTACGCCACATTACACTTGCGGTAGCGTCGCATGTTTATAAGGATGTATTGATAATCTTCCCAATTTCTGGCCCGGTATAGGCAGTTGAGCATTATCTGGTTTAACATGCCTCTTCCCTTGCCATCTTCTTCAGGCATTCGGTTATCTCGTCCATTCGCTCGTCCCATTGCGTGACCCGCTCAATTATATAATCATGCTCCCGCTTATTCTGGGCCATAAGGTTCTCAAATCGCTCCTGCCACAGTTTCTGAGTGCTATCACAAAGTTGCTTTGGAGTCATAAGGGTTAAAAGCTCTTTCATATCTTCTTTGTGCTGACTTCTCATGGAGCAGAGGTCTTCTCTATGCTGAGTATCCCGGTCAGTAATGCGTCCGTGAGCGGCTATCGCCCGTTCCTTCAAGCTAATATGCAGATCCTGGATATCCTTGTTGTACTCGCTCTTAATATTTTGAATCTCGTTTCGGTAATCACTCTTGATATCCGCCAATTCCTTTTGAATTGACTGGAGCTCGCGACGGAATGCGTAAAATGCGATTCCAAATAATAGTGTCATAAAGCCCTGGACAGCAAACTCTGGTAATGTGATCATTATTATTCCTTATAAGTTGAAGGTCATTCTACCTCCTATAGATTACTCCAAGAACTCTTCTCAAGTACCACAGCTCCCGCCGTTGCTGCCTTCACCGGACAAACAGTTATTGGTCCTGCAACAAGTTGAGTAGAGTTGGTTGATGTGAGCTGTACCAGCTCATCACCTTTATAAGCCGGCTTCCACCCTCCCGCAACATTATAGTATATATCAATAACTTCCCCTACGCCAAGATCACTGCAAGCTAGCGTAATCCGCCTTCCATCTTCTACTGGGATGGGGTGAGCTCCAGCTGCTATCGCCCCACTCGTATTAAAAATTGTCTCTGCCATTATCCCTTCTCCTTTCCAGCCAACATTAATAAGTTATTCACAGCCGTATAGCCGCTATGCATTGAATTGCGCAGACCTTCTACGGCCACAACATTCCCCCTGGCCACTTGACTTCCCTCCACCAACAGGATGGGATTCCACTCTAGCAAGGAGCACTTCCACTCGTCATACACCTTTTCCGACTGAGGGTCTTTCCCCTGCATCTTAACCCACCCCCTACATCGGTGGAGTTTTCCCTCTCGAATTTCCTCACAAACTCCACCTAATGGGCATGTATATACAATTTCCAGCATTCCAATTCCTCCTCTATAGATGTATCTATATTAATCTTTTACACAAATAATTACATCTATATATTTGGGCAGGAACGAATCAGGTGTGATGGTAGAAGTGTTGCTGGCGGCAGAACTGGTAGTGTTTACTGCCCCGGCGGAACTGGTGTTCCCATGGGTATGACCTGCACCGGTTCCCACAACACTGGATGCTATAACATGCGTACCAATCGCAGAATTTCCTGTTACACAATGACTCCCACTTCCCATATTAGAGCCGTAGGTTATAGATGTGGTATGTTGATGAGCCGGAAGATCTGCATACCCAAGACTTGTTGTATGGGTATGTGCCCCTCCTGTATGCACATGCACCGTTTCTGCATGTGCATGAGCTTGACTTGGCGGAGCCGTCAACCCATGAGTCCCCCCACTCCCTCCCCCAACTCCTGCCACCACCCTCAAGGCTTTATCATTATGGGCAGTGGATTGTGTCCATCCGAATGGGGCGGCGGCTTGGTAGAAAACCATAACCGTGCCGGAGGGGACATCGAATACAACTCCTCCTGCTATGTCATCCAGTTGTTGCTTGGTAACGGCGTCGGTATCGGCAATGGCATCTGCCATCCCCGTTATCCGTTTGGTTCCCATTGGCAGTGCCCCTGTCATTGCAGCCTGCCCATCCCGATAAACTACACTGGAAAGGGCACTGGCAATATCATTTATAATACTATTGAAATCACTGGCATATATAATCTCCGTAGCTACTACTGGAAATATGATTGCCGGCGGGGTATAGAGGCCGTTTCCGTCAAGTGGCATTTTATAGCTCCTTTATTAATTATACAGGGGGATTAATAATTATTAATCCACCGGAATTATCTCAATTATTGTTGCTGTAATTCTACTCCGGCCGCTCGCAGGTTCGCCATCAAGATATTGGCCAGTGGAGTCTCAGGATTAGCCTTTATCATTTCTATCATCGCCCTAGCCTTATAAGGAGATATCAAGGCCTGGTCAGCGTTGCGCAATGCTCCGGCCTCCGTTGCCCGTCCAATAGCCAGTGCCGGTTGACGGAGCGGGGTCATGAAGTTCAAGGCACCAATTCGATTGATATGGGCATCTCGCAAGTTGCGAGTTATTTCCTGAGAGTTAACCCCCCCTGCCCCGCCCGCCGGTCGATTGGCCATTGCCTCGGCAGATAACATCAACCGCCGAATCGCAGATACATCTTTAGCAGGAACACCAGCTCCATTCAACATATCTAGGGTGGTGCGCCACTCCCGAGTTATAACTCCACCAGCCTTTGGACTCTCACTCCCAAAAACACTCATCAAGCTAGTGGCTATATCATCCGGAGTTCTATTACTTATCGGCTTAGTGATTTTATCTAACTTGCTGGTCATCCAGAGCTTAACAGCATCTTGAAAAATGGTAGGGTCTTGTCGATTCAGCATGGTGGCAACTTGTTCCAACTCGCTTTGCCCCCCTCCGAACAGTTTACTTTTTTGCCCCGGCAATGTCCCCCGATCCAGCAAGGTAAAGATGTGTTGCCCTGCCGCATTGGTATCGGGCTGGGCGCCCTGCCTCCCCGCCAGCGTCCCAATAAAACTCTTTTTCGCTGGATTCACCAGACGATTAGATATATCACTAAACCGCTTGTTGGCCTGGCGCAGGGGATCGCTGGCCGCTCCCAGGATATCGAACATCTTTCCGGTAGCGTACTTCAACTGCCCCGTTACAATGGGGGAAGGTGGGGCGAGTTGCTGCCCCTTGCTATACGGGGCACTTCCAACCGTGTCGCTAATGGCCTGCTTTATGTCCAATGGCCGCTGAAGATAGGTTCTATCCACTCGAGTGCTGGCCGGAACCAGTGGGAGATTGGTAACAGGATTTATTAACTTGCCTTCTGGAATTTGCACTTCCACTTCATTTACCAGTTTCCCCCTCAATCTCACCAGTGCCGCAATAGTATCTTCACTCTGCCCAGGGCGCTTCATCAACTGCTCTATGGTAGATACCATTCGATGAGCAACTCCTGGTGGGAGATCAGGAAGGTTTTGATAAAGTTTATTTACCTCTCCTGAGCGGAAATCCTTCAATCCTTTATAGGTATCGCTGGCCGCTTGTTGCACTCGATTAACAATTTCCTGCCGGGGAACGAGGTCTCCTGGAAGGGTTTCCACCAGCATTGTAGCGGTCTGGTCGAGCCGCTTGGGCTGGTCTCGCAAGATCTGTGTGGTGCCAGTGCCATGCCGACTCCCTGCTATCAAGTCCATTGCAGGATCAAGATTGGAGGGCACTCGCATGGCCTGGGATAACACCACTGGCATATTATCAACAAGCCCTTGTTCTTGTACCTTCAAGGCTCGAGCTAGTTCGGTTTCATCAACTCCATGAAACATATCCCTAGCCAAGTTCAAGGTGGTGGGAACAGCCCGCCCCATCATAGAAGGAACGGTGCCGCCAACAAGCCCTCCGAGAAGTCGTAATAGCGGATTGGTAGAATCAAGAGAGGATAGACCTTCACTCCCCAGCCCCGCCCCCAACCCCACCAGCCCTGCCGGACGCATGGATTTCAATACAGAACCGATTCCCTTGGCGGCCAGATTTAATCCCCCTGGCCCCACCACACTCCCCGTTACAATTTCCCCGATATTCCCAATACTTTTTCCAAGCTTGGACTGGGGCTTAGCCACACTATCATTTCCGGTGAGGCGGTCTATGACTCGGCTGGGCAGCTCCTTGGTGTTGGCATTGTCCCCGAAGACTTTTTTCCCAACCCAGTTGGTTCCCGCTTGCATGAGATCAATGGGGGCCAGCACCCCTCGATAGGTACCACGAGCGACTTGATTAACCACTCGACCGAGCTCAGGTATAAACCCTTTTTCAAGTTCCTTTTCCCCTTCTTGTTCCTGCGGGAGATCTTTTAAGGCCACCACCCCTACCGGAGCACTCGTCTCTAAGTCTTTTAAAGGTATGATAGCCATTATTTGAACACCCATTCAGAGGTTTCAGTGTCCCACCCAACAGCCCCTGGAGGGGCAGAAGCGGCGGGGGGAAGCTTGTTGGAAGTAGACTTACTTGGCACCCCTCGAGAGGCCGGCGTATTGCTCATAATTCCTGTAGATTTTATAAGGTTGGCAGCATCTGGATGGGTTTTGGAAACTTCCTCTAAGGTCTTTCCAAGGTTCTCAATAGACCCCTGTGACTTCGCCTTCAAGAAGTTGACAATTTCTTGCCGACCCTCTCGAGTGTTTGCAATAGTTCCCCACTGTTGCTCGATCTTCTTCCTATCCGCATCTGTCATACTTCGCCCAACCCCACCACTAGCGGTCAAATAGCTTGCAATTTCTTTAGACAGAACAGCTTCTCCCTTTTCAGTTGCCGCAACTTTCGCCAGCCCTTCATCATTATACAAACCAAAGCTTTTTGCGAGCTGCCCAAGGAACAGAGTGGCAGGGGCGGCGGCACCTTCAAACATATCTGGATTTAACTGCTCCAGGTCATCGGCAAGGGCGAGGGTGGATTGCGCTTGTTTTATGGAATTTCCAATATCAACTACAGTTGTAGCATTTTTCTCTCCAAGGGTTTTAGCAAATGCCGTTTCCCCCGCCGCCTGCGCTGGCATCATATTATTAACCGTGGTCTTGGGGGCTTTATCCACCATATCCAACACCCCAGTGGGATACTGTTGCATCAGGCTTCCGTTTATGGTTAGATTTTTCGGTGGTTGGAATGGAAACTGGAGTGGCTGCATGGTGTTGGCATCATACATCCCAAAATCTTTATACTCTTGCACGTTTAGCTTGGGCTGGAACCCAGACACACCATTAGCAATTATCGCAGGGATAGAATTGGGATTGGCATGGGACAACAAATCTTTAGCCGTGATGCTCCCCTCCGCCTGCGCCTTCATCATACTCTTCCCAATTTCCTGTATCTCTGGGAAGTCGCTGGACATGGCCTGGAGGATGACTTCTCGAGGATCAATCCCCGTTACTGGAGTTCCAGTGTTGTCCTTCCCTGCCATGGCATTGAAAATGTTCCTCATGGCAGTACCTTTATCCGAATTATATTGCTGGAACAGCTCTTGCTGCTTGTCCGCAATCCCCTGTTTACTGGCCTCCCCAGCCGCCCCCGTCAAGGCCTGCAACACCAAAGACAAGGGGTTGATCTTGGCCTGCACGTCACCCTGTTGGGGGAGCTGAAGTGGTTGGAGATTGCCTGCAAGCATAGATTCCAGCACGGCCTTTTGATTCGCCAGGTCATCTGCTTGAACATCGTATTTATTGAATAGGTTTCTCATTCCTTATAGCTCCTTATATGAAAAAGCTGGCGAGACTGGAAAGGCCGTTCATCAAACCACTTCCCAAAGTCTTAGCCCCACTAACAAGCGCACTGGAAACTGCGGGAGTGGAAGCCAAACTACCAAGCCCACCCAACAATTGGTTATTGGATTGAGTGTTGGCATTGGAGTTGGCCAGTTCCCCTTGATAGCTATTATATATAGATTGTGCCACTGGAGCTGCTGCAACATTCACATTCCCTCCAGTAGCGTTTATCGGATTCCCCGACTGTAATTGCAGTAGCTCATTCAACACTTGATTTCGATTATTAGTGATTTCCGAAACCTGTCCTTGTCGCAATAGGTTATTTTGATTCACATCTGCCAGTGCCATGTTTTGATAAGTTTGCCCCGCCGATACTCCTCCTTGCAAGCTATCATATATGGCCTGTTGGTAGGCGTCAGTGCGATCGTTGGAAAACTCACTTTTCGCCCGATCATAGGCAGCACTGCCCTGCGTAATGCCCTGCGCCGCCAAGCTCGATTCCAGATCATTCCCCATGTTGGTATAGCGAGGGTCGAGCCTGGAAACGCTCTGATTGTATAGGCTATCGCTTATGGATTTTTGATAGTCCTCTAAACTCCCCTCCCCCATTGTATCACTCAGGGTTTTCCATCCCTGTACTCCCGACAAATCCATTCCAGGCGACAAAGTGGACTTGGCATTACCAAGTAGAGCGCTATAGATGGCTTGCAATTCCGGGGAAAGGGACTGAGTGTTTGTCCAAGTGTCACCCGAATTTGTCCAGGTGTTGGAACCAAAGGGGGTGAGGGAATTGGTGCGATTGAGCTCCGCTTGCTGCTTGGCCGCCTTGAGGTTGGCCTGCGCCTGGGCGTCGGCGGTTGCATATGGATCAGGAGTAGCTGGTGCCTCTTGCCCTCCTCCAAGTACATCTCCAAGTATATCTCCTACAAAACTAAAAAGTCCCATACCTTCACTCCCTGCACTCTATCAAGCGCCTATTAGAAAATTCCACCAGTTTCATAAATATAATTCGTAATTGTCCAAGCTACACTGGTATCTTTTACATTCAACTCACTTCGAAGGGAAATCATAAATCCAGGTTGACAACTCACCTTCCTCCATTGCGTGTTTACAAACACCCCCACCCATCTATCCACATCCCATACTGCACTATCCCATCTTGCCACATCGGATCTAGCAGAACTAGGTAAACCGGATATGGATAAGGTGGATTCATAATCCTTATCCAACGCCAAGCGCAACCCTATATCGGCGGAGATGGTCAGGGGGAGCTGGAGCAACTTCACATGCTTGAGTCGATGGGGGGATTGAAGAGATGTATAGGCTTGCCGCACTCGGGCAAGAATGGAACTACCATTATCATTATACCCCTCCCAATTCTTATAAACTTTATCCCCCCAGATCGAATATAACCCCAAGTTGAAGTTCTCAAATCCGCTAGCCGGCATCCCGGTGAAGCGGCACCACGCACCTGTAGAGGTGTTTAACACCAGTTGATGTCTATCCCCACTTAACAAGGGAATATTGACTATCATCATGGTTTCGGGGGAGTGAATGAACAATTGCCAGTCCTCCAGCCCCCTCCCCCCTTGCCAAAGGCTATTGAATAGAGGGGAGACCTTATCCGTTATTGTTGTGAGAGTGCCACTGGAACTCTTCAATACCGCTTTGGAAAATGGCACTACCCCGAGGGAGGTAAGGATAGCTAAATCCCCTTCCACTCGCACTATACATTTCCTTCCAATGGGAGGGGGGATTTGATATATTCCCGTCAAGGCCCAAGTAGAGGCACTGGATGGATCGGTGCCAGTATATACGGCCACCTCCCCCTTATTGGTTATAATCGCAAGCCGGTCGTCCGGCCCATTTCCTCCATCCACCGTGAAACTGGCTGTGGCGACTATATAACCTCCCTGCCTAAACAACGCTCCAAGTGGAAATTCCACCGCCACGCCAGCAATACTATTCACCGGCAGATACCAGAAGGACAAGGAATCCTTCAAGGAAAATATTAATCTGGACTTGAAAAGGGATACATTTACAATCTTGGTGGTGTCACTTATACCAGTCAAAGCAGGGGTGGAGGTACTATCCAGCGTCACCCAGGCCGAACCAGTGTATAACTTGGGCTTATCCACCCCATTACACGCCCATAAGAACTTCCCACCCGCCGTGGAGATGAGGGTAAATTGACAGCTGAGAGGGGAGGATAAGGGAGTGGCGGGGCTCCCCGATATAACCCCCCCA